GCCGAAGTGGTAATTGACAAGGGAGTACCAACCGCTGCATCTGATAGTTTTACTACTATGAGTAATAATATCAGAAAAATTGAAATAGGTGGTATTTTGAATATTGTTTGTTCTGACTCTCAACCTAATATACAAAATGGTATATGGATTAAAAAGAATTCAGCTGAAGTAAATAAGATCAATATTCAACCTGATTATTATATTCCTGATGGAACGATTGAAGCCATTAATAATCTATTACCAGAGAATTGTATGGGTTGTTGGGGTGGTTATATTAATGGATTATTTTATGTAAATTCAGGATATCTAGGGAGTTCATATGGATTTACTACTAGAAATACTGGATTTATATATGATACAAAAACAAAAATAATTACTACAGTTAATAATATTTCACCTGGAAACTTTCGCACAGTAGGTAACAATAATAATCCATCTTTTGTATATGATAATAAGTTATATCAGCATGTTACTGTATGTAATAATGAATATACATATTATCATAAGAATGATTTTATTATATTGGATCCTAATACAAATACATATACTACTAAACAATTTTCAACTGCTAGAGGAAATGATATACAAGGGACTTGGAAAGAAGGCAACTTTGTATATAGTAAAGATTATATTTATAATAGTTCTGGTAGTAGTAATAATAAAATAGTGATTGATAAATACGATTTAATCAGTGATACATATACTAATTTTATTAGTGTAAATTGCCGAGATGCTACAACACCAACATCATTATTTATATATGATAATAAAATATATTTATTAAAAGATTCAATTTACATTTTTGGAAAGATAGATATATCATCAAAAATAATAACACTTTGTAGTCCAGTAATACCATTATCTGATAAATACAGTTATAGTTCGGTATGTTGGTTTAAATTATTTAATTATATATATAATATAGGAACAAAGAGCTCTGCTGATACCACGAATGCTTTTTATAACGAGGCTAAACGAATTAGTATATTTGATTTGAATACTGAAATATATACATATTCTAATCTAACACTTCCAAGTTCACAAGCAAGAAGTCAAGCATATGGTGCTGTAAATAGTTATGTAGATGGGGTATTATATATTGGTGGTGGAGCATATGTAAATAGCCAAAGTAGCTATACAGGTGTTAAATATATAACTGAATATCATTTAGACACACATTTATATGATAATAATAATGTATATTGTATGCCAACAATATATGATAACACTGAGGTATATAATGATTCTGCAGCTAGTTTAAATCTTGGAATTAGTGATATATATTATCAATCTAATGATGGATTTAAGAAAATATCTGGTGCAATCATTAAAAATGGTAATATTATTAAAGATATTTAGGGAGGAATTGAATTATGTTTATGGGCTATGTTATTAAGGTTGGAGAGACTGCTTCTGATGAAAGAATTGCTTTAGCCATTAAGAATTTTCATTATGAAAATGATGATGTTATTTGCATAGGAAAGCGTGGTTATATTACTGAAATTAATAAAGTTATGACTATCGAAGATATGCTAGAAAAAGAATTTGATACTCCAGAGGAGTGCTTAGAAGCATATCTTGCTAAGTTAAATTCTGTTTCAGAATAAAGAAATAGTCCCCACCCATTATAGGGTGGGGATTTCTATTGGTTGAATCAAATCCAAAAAGGGAAATTTTTTTTCGGATGCTTCAGTTCATAATCGGGTTCACATACATGATTGCTGTTACTACCACCAGAACCTTCGCCACTTCCGCCTCCAGTACCACCTGTTCCAGGATCATCTTCAGGCCAATGTCCGTTATCTTTCATCCATTTGATCGCATCTTCTGTTAAACTACCACGAGCACCAGGAGGACAATTCCCAATCTCGACCAATTCGGCATTAGCACTCATATTATATAAACACTCCCTTCATATATCTGGGTATTATATTTATGTAGAACATTTATATAGAGTTAGTGTACCAATACTGAATGAAAGGAGATTGAGATATGTTCTTATTCCCGGTGAAGAAGATGCAGGCTATGCTTGCTGATGCTGAACCAGGCTTTGAGTTTGTCAAGGTTGATGGTAAAAAGCGTTATAAAGCAGAAGTAACAAAAGATGGAATTAAGAAGTATTCCATCCATACAGCAAAGAAAGCTGTAAATGATAAAATGTATTGGTTCTATGATATTTATGTTTTGGATCCTGATACAAATGATTATACTAAAGATCATTCAGGTAAGTATCCATATAGTTTTACAAAGAAATAAAGATTAATCTCCTCCCAAATAAGGGAGGAGATGTATTTTTCTAAATGGTCGGATTTTCTGAGTTCCGGCCAGCTTGTGACAGGTAGTACAAAGCTTTTATATAAAGGAACTGATGGAACAAGTCGTACAATTGATCCAGATAACTATGCTCTTAAATCAGACGTAGGAGATTATAGTGATATGAATAATGAGTTAGTAAAATATGGTAAGGAAATTATATCAGAAGCTATTACAGATAAGGGTGTGTCCACTGCTTCTACAGATAGCTTTGATGATATGGCAACTAATATCCGTAATATTAATACACAAGCCAGTGGTACAGTGGGTGAAATGAATATCTACTGTTCTATATCTCAACCAACTGCTCAGAATGGATTATGGATTAAAAGGAATAGAAGTGAAGTTAGTAATATTTTAATTAAAGAAGATTATTATTTAGAAGATGGTATTGTATCACGTCTACCAATAACATATGATAAAACAGTTGAATCCAGTTATTCAAACTATATTACCGGCGTATCCTCAGATGGTAAACTATATTGTTGGCGAGTTGGTAATACCAGTAATGGGTCTGCACCATGGTTATATTGTATAGATACTGATACCAATACTGCTACTATAGATACCACTAGTACGACTAAATATTATAATGCAGATTTTAGTTCTAATACATCATTTATATATGATGATACACTATTCTTTGCTAAATATACAGCTACTGATAATAGTCTTATATATACAAATATAAATATTAACACTGGTTTACCAAAATATAGTAATCCACGAGTTAGTTTTAGTAATGGTTCTTTACGTTATATTGCTAGTACTGTAATTAATAATATTCTTTATGTAAGTGCTATTTATGAATATTCAACATCAATTAAACAAATTCGTATATATTCTTTAGATTTGACAACATTAACTACCGATACTACGGCTTCAACAATGTGGATGACACAATTAATAAGTGTTGATATTTTGAATTATCCACTAAGTTTAAGTTCAGATAGTTTTTCTTATAATACAAGAGTAGCTAAACTTGTTTATTATAATAATACTTTATACTATTTCGTTAAAGAGAAATTATTATTTACGTATGATATTACTAATAAAAATTATACTATTCCTGATTATACTATATATCCTAAGGAATATACTATAGCACAATGTCCAATAGCGGTATGTAATTTTAATGGTAAAGTATTTTATATTGGTACAACAGCTAATACTGAAGACAAAAGTAATCTTACTGATATCGTAGTATATGATATTCCTACTAGTACATCATCAGTAATTAAAAATGTTATTGATACCAATATTACATATCCTTTTATTAAATTGAATTTTAGTTTTGGATATTGTCAAAAGGATAATATTTTTTATATATTAGGTGCTTATGATAGTAGTTCTAGTAGATATAAAATGGCAGTTTCTAAATATACTATCCAATCTAATACCTATAATACTGGTACTATTATTTGTCAACCTACAACAACTGGTAATCATATTACCAATATGTACTCTAGTGATCTGGTTACTCTAAATTATGGTATTGATGATGTATATTATCAAGCTGCAGATGGTTTTCATAAGCAAGATGCTGCTATCATTAAAGATGGTGTAGTTACAGATATTTAAATAAATCCCCACTCCTTAGTTTGGAGTGGGGTTCTTCTTTTGTCCGATTTTCTGAAATCCGGCCAGATTGCTGTTGGTAAT